AATCCTGGGGCTTGTACTGTAATGTTCTGTAATTGTTGTGCCATTAGCAAGGTGTCCATACAGTTTCAGAAGGGAATCTAGCGGCATCAAACGCTACTGCATCTGCTAACGTAGTGTCCGCTAGGGCAAATAATTCCTGTGCTGAAGTACCGCCTGTTTCTCCACGCTCACGTGAAGCTAAGGCTACTGCGTACTGTACAACTGGTGATGAAGGTACAACTAGTTTATCTGCGTCAAGAGTAAATGCGTCTGCTCTGTCTACAATGTTAAATCGTAATGTATACGCTTTGTCAGGCTTAGGGTATAAGTCAACCAAAGCATTACCGTTAGCGTCTACACCATTCCAAGAGTAATACTCTGGAGAACCTTTAACAGGCTCTTGTACTAGGTATGCGTTGTTCATCCAAGAAGAACTAGCAGGACGCATAAATAAGTTTGACGTATCGTTAATAACGTCTAGTATTTTAAAGGAGTTATTAGTACCTGTCATACTGTAACTAAATACATCATCAGTAGTAGTTACTGTAATAGTACTTCTAAGTGCTGACCAATCCCATGCATCCTCAACAATACGTCTACCATCATTGACAAACTCTCCTATAAGTTTTACATAGGAGTCTGTAGCATTTTCTACAGAAGATGTTTCTTCCTCTCGCATTCTACGCAGTACACTGTTTACTAATTGTAAGTAAGTCATTATCCATACCTTCTTAGGTTCATCAAGGGACTAAGCATTTCCTGTGTAGACTTAATCTCTGTGTCAAATTTAAATAGTTCTTTGTCGAATAAACCTTCGACTTGTGTTGGTTGTTGTGGTGTTGGCATTAGTCCTGCTAGTAGCTTAGGGTCAAACGATGGTAAATCTACTTCAGGCAAGTCTATATCAGGTGCAGTAAACTCTGGTAAATCAACATTTAACTCTGGTAAATCTATATCTATTTCAGGGAACTCTGGTAAGTCTATGTCTATTTTAGGAGGTTCTGGAATGTTTCTTACTAATTGGTCTACTGCTTTTACTACAGGTTGTATTATAGCTTCATCTACGGCACTACCGCCCGCTCTAACAACATCTTCGCCCTCAGATAAAATATCTGAACCAACATTAATAGCTTTTTGACCTGCTTCTCCAACTGCTTCTACTAAAGGCTCTACTGCTTCTACTAAAGGCTCTACCGCTCCTAATACAGGCTGTATTACGTTTTTATCTATAGCACGACCACCTGCTCTAACAATGTCTTCACCCTCAGATGTAATGTCGCTTATTACACCAACTCCTGATTCTATTAAATCTCCTACAGGACCTAAAGCATCTATTGTACTGCCTAACGCACCTTCTGCTAAATCCCCTACTAGTTCAGCGGCTGAAACAAAAGCCTCGCCCGCTTCTCCTGCAACATATTTAATTCCTTCTTCAGCTACGTCTCCTACAAAATCTTTAACTTCAGATTTAACAGAAGACTCAAAAGCATTTGAACCTGACTCACCGTCAACAATAGCATCTGTTGTGTCTTTAGCTATGTTTTTAACAAAGGAGGGAATTTCAGTATCTTCATCCATTCCTAATGTAGTTTTAATTTTACCTATAATAGCATCTTCATCTATGTCTAAATCGTCTACTACGGCTGTACCAATTTGTTTAACAAAAGCATCTCCAAGTGCTTCGTCACCGTTTTTACCAGAGGCTATACCGCCTATAGTGTCTCCTAGTATTTCTTTTGCAGGTTCAGGTATTTTAGAAAAATCTACATCTATATCTAAATCATCAATAAAGTTTTCTGTTATATCTGCTATTTCAGAACCTATTTCTTTAACTAAAAAAGTTTTACCTGCAGATTTTAAACCTTCCTCTATATCGCCTGTGTTTACTGTGGTTTTAATACCTTGAAAAACAGGAGCAACGGGAGGATACACAACACTAAGAACATCTAATGTTGTGTTTATTGCTTTCATTTCTGAAGAAACTGGAGGAGGATTATCATAGGAATAATTACCGTACTGACCAAATTCTCCTATTTGTACGTTATCACCAGTAATATCAGGAACACCTATAATAGTACCTGTGTTTAGAGTAGTAGTTCCTGCTTTGTTTCCCCATCCCCAAGAAAAAGTTTTACCTAGTGATTCATCCGTATAATCTAAAGCACCTCCTTGACGAGTAAGAAAGTCTTGCATAACAGCACCCTGAACATCCATAGCTTCTTTACGGACATCATTGTCAGGTAAGTCTTGATAGAATTTAATGTCTTCTACTGTATCAAAACTAGGCGCACCTTCTGCAATAAAAGTAGGGACACCTCTACTACGTGCCATATTATCTTCAAGATATTCTATGTACGCATTATCTGCGGCTACTTTTGCTTCCTCAAGAGTAGTGGGTAAAGTATATGCTTCAATACCCGCTGATTCTAAAGTATCTTTTGTTTCTTGTCTACGTTTAACATTAAGTTCGCCATACTTTTTAACAACATCCCAAGTGTCAGGATTAACACCGTTATTGTAAAAAGAGTTTTTAAAACCCTCTAACTCTGTTAATTCTGCATCTGTCCAAACATCGGATTCAATAAGACTGTTAAACTCAGATTCAAATCTTCTTTGGTCTGCTAATGAAGGTTCACCAAACATTTCAAAGTATGAAATTTTATATGTGTCTTTATCATAGTCCCACCCAGTACGCGGTCTATTATAAACACCTGAACCAGTGTAACCCATATTAGGGTCAAACGAAGAACCACTGCTTGTCATTAAACCTGAGCCTTGAAAAGCAGAAGCATCTGGTTGTGCATCAGCAAGTTGCTGTAATCTTTCTTTTTCTAAAGCATCTTGTTCTTTTCGTGCCTGTGCTTCCGTTTCTTGTGCTTGTTTACGGTTTTCTTCTTGTTGTTTTTCCCACGCTAATCTACGAGCGTCTGCTTGTGACTGTTCAGGAGTTGCATAATAATTCTTACGAACGTATGACATTATTTATCCCTCTGTACTTTCTTAGTCTTTTCAACAGTTCTCATAGCACCTAAACCAAGCATACCCATCAGTACTGGCATCATTGTAGCCATATCTAAAACAGGGATTTCAATGGTAGAATTGGCAAGAGCAAGCGCAAAATTTGCCATCGGGATAAGAATGTACTGACTCGCAAGTCCAATGCAACAAGTCCAACCAACAGCAGGTCTCCAACCCGACACAAAGAGGCTCTTATGTGACGCTTCTGTCTTATTAACTTCAAGTTGCGCTTTCGCAAGTTCCTGCGCGTGTTTTTCAGCCATTGTCGAAAGTTCAAAGGCGATAGCATTCTTCTTGTCTTTATCCTCTATAAATTTGTCAAGTAACCCTGTAACAGGTCCGATTAATTGCTCTAACATAAATGCCTCACTTAAGGGGATTTGAGAGGTAGTCCATACCCTGCCACAAATCCTCTACCTCTTTGGTCAATGTCTTTAACTTATTACTTACGTCACCAATATCTTTTGTAATAACTTCAGCCTTAGCTACTGTACCTTTTATACCCTCTATCTCATTAGCTAGCTTAGAAACGTCTGTATTCAATTCTAACAGCTTTTCTTGCTGACTTAGTAGTGTCTCTAGCCTTGTGCCTAAAGTGGCTAGATTCTGCTGTATGGGGCTTACATCGGGTATCTGTGTAGCTTCTACTGCTTCCAGTCTTGAGTACAGGCTAGAGGCTGTCCATACGCCACCACCTATTGTACTACCAATACCTAGAACTATGGCTATCCATACACCTTTAAATGATGTACCGCCAATGGTTAATTCAGTTTGCTCTAAACTCATAGTTCCGTACAGTCACTGTTCATAAAGCAATCATAACTATAGGCTGTAGGACCAGTCAAATAATATTCTGATTCACTACCTGCGGCTAGTATGTCTGCTTCCGTTACGTATAAATCTAAACCAATATTGTCATTACCATTAAGGTAAACTGCTGTAAGGTTTCTAGTGGTGTTATAACCCATAGCAACCCACTGTTGGTTAGAATCGTAAAAGATGTTAGTCTCTTCCGCTGTAGTGTTAGCATTCTCTATACCTTGCTCTAGGAACTCTACAGCTTCTTTGTTACCTGCTACAGATAAGAAGGCACTAGCGTTATTAGCGTGTTCCTCAATGGAGTCTAGGGAGTCGTTGTACGTCTCTACCTCGTCCTGAGTGATTGTCAATGATTCTATATTGTCAGCTACAAAAGTCTGTACTTCTGCTTCCTCTTGAGGAGTAGCGGCTGACTCAGATACCTCAGCTACTTCCTGTACAGCAATCATGTCCACTACTACTTCAGTAAATACACCAATGGCTTCATCCATCATGTCTAACTCTGTGTATGCTTTTTCCTCAAGTACAGTCTGTAAGTCACCGTAGGCTTGATAGTTTGACATACTAGACAAAGCCGCTGTGTACGCCTGTAGTTGCTCAGGACTGATGTGTGCTGTACCAGAGATAGTACCATCTGACAATGCGTCACCATAGTATGCGTACTCTTGAGCCGCACCGACTAACTTAATGCCTCGGTCTATCTGGTCAACAATAGCATTGGAGGTGTTGATTAGGTTGTCTAGTTCACTGCTTTGTGCTACGGAACTTAGCACTAACAGAGATAATATCATCTTCTTCATCTGTGTCCTCTCCTCCAATGTTTAGTATAGTGTTGTACCAATCTTGTGTATCTTTGTTGTAGTCAGGTATGTATATTTCTGGCTGTCTCTTCATAACTAGCATAGCACGTTTACCTACTACTAGCTTGCCATTACTTAGTATGGGACACGGAGTACCTGACATAAACATACTCTTCCATACATCTACTGCTTCACACATACGGGCTACTGCGGCTACCTTCATGCCTAAGTCACTAAGTACCTTAGCGTCCCTACGTCTGTTACAGTTTTCATCAATCTTGTACTTACCTTCCGACCAACCTACTACCACGGTCTGTACTGATGACCCTATACCTTTTAAACACGTTTCAATACCGTTGGACATATAGCTAGGTGTTATAGCTGAACCTACTGGTATTTCTGAACTACTCCCTGCACCATTATACGTGTTACTTGTTGATGTATCCTGTGTGCTGTTGTTACTATTCGTTGTGCTGTTGTCCCCATGAAATGTATTCAAAGAACCTTCCTGAGCGTTGTCAGCCAGTGTAACTACGCTAAACAACATTAACAAACAAAATAGTCTTCTCATTACTTTTTATGTACAATCTTCTGTACTGTATCTGATTCATAGATACGTAAACCTAACCAAATAATAGTAAACAGACTGGCTACGGGAGGTAGCCATGCGGCTACTGACATTATTCCTGTTGATGCCGCGGCTAAGTCTAGTGCTTGTTTTGCTTCGTTGGTCATTTGTATGTCCTTATATTGCGGCTATTATAAATGCTAAGAGTTCTGAGTAACGAACACCTAATTGAGTTATTTCAGTTGAACCTTCTGGTGCGGCTTCTGCATAATTGTATGTTTCACCTTCATGTTCCCACCAAGTATCAGAACAAAACATAGAGTAATTATGAGCGTCTAAACCTTCAGCAGTAAATGCGTCTTGTAAGTCCTGCGCTACAATACCAAAATGTATTCTAGCATTATCACCTTTTTCTTCAATAGATTCAATGAATCTATACTTACGAAGCAAACCTTTTGCGGCTACAGCTACTCTGGTTTCTGCATCAGACAAAGTTTCTATTTGTTGTTTAAAGTTTCTGTCTGATGTATTTATTGTTGATGTAGATGCGTATAATTGTGACCACTTAGCACTAGAAGCACCTAACCGCATTTTACCATTATGGTTTGCACCAGAAGTCGTTAGAGGTTGAAAATACGAATTATTTGTACCTGTCCCACCAAATATACTAAATACACCTACTGCAATTTCACCTGATGATAAATATGTGTACCTTGAATCAGCGTAACCAAGACCAGTTGTGCCTATACCACCGTGGTCTTCATCAGTACCACTATATCTTGTTTTTTTAATTTGATAAGCAAGTGCCGCACC